TAGCTTCCAGATTTGATTTTACCCTTAATGGTTGCTAAATCATATCCAAAATCTATATCATCCAGAATACATTCAACTACTCTATCTTCAATTTCTTTGATTAGCCTTTCGTTTTCGGATTGTATTAATTTTGCTCCAGCCTTATAAGCATCTCTGATTGCCGTACCCTCATTGTGATTGGTTAGTATTAAATACCCTTCTGCCGCTTGTTCTATTTCTTCCTTTGTCATAATTCGGGCATTTTAGGCAAGGGCATCCAATGTGTAGGTGCTTCATAAGATAGTCTACTCTCGCCCTCGTAATGCCACAATTCATTATTACCAACAATACATCTTTTGCCTTTCTTTAATTCATTTCTATGCCATACATGGATAATTTCATCAGTTAAAAGTTTTTGCTCCTTCACACTTATCCATTTCGGATTAGCAAATTCTGCCATAAGTTCAACTATATCAAAAAGTTTACCATCAGCAAATCTTACTTGCCAAACTGTATTTCCGCTCCCTAAAATACCTTTGTTTCTTAAGAAAGTTATTGCCTGTTCTATTTCCTCTTTAGTTTTCATTTATTTCCTGCATTAATTGTTCAACTCTATCCTCCCGTTCTCGTAGCGATTTATCTTCATAGTACTCCGCTTCGAGTTCTAACTCTCTTTCGGATGGGTAGCTTTCTTCTGGGTTCATTTGGTTATGGGTTTAAGTTAAAAAATGCTCGTCTTTCCGATCTGTCAGCGCATCTTGTCGTATTACAGGGCTCGTGTTGCACATCAACGCCATAGTGATATTCTATCACTAATAATTGCTCTTTAAAGAATATGTCCACTTGTTGAAGGTGGAAGTTGTAAGCTTAGAGATTTTTCAATACATCTAACTTTGAGGACGAACTGGGATTCGAACCCATCTAAACACCCATCTGTGATATGCCCAACTTACAACTCTAAGATTAATTTGAACAACTATTTGGGTTATGTTTTTCTCAAAATAAGCTCACATAGCTTCACATCAAATCTCTCTTAGCATATTCTTTAAAGAACAATTAGCAGTTGCCTACTACCACCATAAGCCCGCTTCTCGAAAGATAGCAGGCCGGCGGATTCCTGATAACTGTCAGGAAAACAGGAATGTTGTTTGTAATGAGTTAATATAATCTTCGACCATTGATTCAATGGTATAATTTGCATTTTCAAGTAAGTAAGCATATTGACCGTTTACTGCAATATCCTCATCAGTTGCATTGTCAAATAATTGGCTATCTGTTGAATGGGCAGATAGTGTTTTGCGTTCTCCTTCAAAACAAATACCTACATTGATGGTATATTGACCGTAACCAGACGATCTAACTATTTCGGCATTTTCGATTTCTACATTTCCTAATAAAGTTTTCATTTTTTGCAAGTTTTAGCAACCCTTCATTGAATTGCTATACAATAGTAAGAACAATATCTTGAATAAAAAAATAAAAGTGAAAATAAATATATTTTTATTGTAAAACATTTTTACTACATTTGATAAAAATTAAAGCAAATGAGAAAACCAATCCAACCAATCAGAAAAAAGGCATCCGTACTAAGGGATGAAAGAAACGCACGTATTAAAGATATGTATAGTACTTTAATGGCAATAGAAGGGAGCCAAAGGACTGCGGTGTGTGAGCATATTGCAGAGGTATTAAAAAGTGATTACCCTGTTATGAGTTATTCAACTGTTATAAAGGTTACAAAATAAAGTTTAAGATTATTATACTTTATGACAATTCTATGACAAAAGTATTGATAAGTCACTGTATATTTGACCATACCAAAAACGAAAAGGATATGAAAACTTACTCAAAAAAACAACCAAAAGCATACGTTCCAAGATTCCTTTCAAATGGATTAGCCAATCCTGTAGTTTCAGAGATGGCTAATACAGAAAAAGAAATTGCTAAAAGAGCTGCAAAAAGTGCTGTAATGAATACCAGAGTTAGCTGGGAAAACGAAGACGGTTCAAGGAATTGGGATAAATACAATGACTTTCTTGAAGAAAGACAAAAGGCAGCTTGGGGATCTAAATCATTTTAATCAAACGAACATGAAAACAATGAAAATCAATTTAGATGGCAGAGGTATATGTACTGCCTATTTTAGAACTGGATACAACAAATTTGATTTTGCATTTATTGACGACTCTACCGGTGCGACTTTCGAACCTACAAATTTTGAGTTTAATATTATATGGGAATCTTTTTGTGATAGATTTTAAACTCATGAAAACCGAAAAATACAACATCAGAGGAACAGAGATGAATAGAATTCAATTCAGCGAAATTGAAGATTTATTATCTGATAAAGGAATAAACGTAAATAAAGCATTTGAATTAATGGCCGATGATCGTGAGTTCGTTTATGTTTCAAATGGGTTTGTTAGAGGACTGAATTCAGAAATTAATGATAACGGCGAATGGCATCATTTCTTTAAGAAAGAATCAGACGGTTCTTTTATATCTGGCAAATTTCAATTTAACTAAAATAATTAACACTATGAAAACCCTCCAACAAATCGACTGGCTTAAGTGGACTTTGATAGTCCTATTCGGAGCCGTATTAGTTCATCAGGCTTTAATTAATGGAACGTTATGAAAAAGTTTAAAGGAACACCTGGCAAATGGTATGCAGAAGAATCTCCCATAACAAGTAATTTTTGGGAGATAAGTAACGGCAAAGAATATATAGGATATTTGACATTAAACCCAAAACGTCTTAAGGCCAACGCCAAACTTATTGCAGCGGCTCCTGAATTATTAGTAGCATTACAGGAATTAGTTGATGTATTAGGAATTGAATGGGATAAAAACCCTGCTTATATCAGATCAATTGAAATAATTAACAAAGCATTATCATGACCCGCCCCGAACTACACGCACTCGTAGACATTGTAATGGATGCGAGGGAGAGAGGTTGGATAAATTGCAGTATATTTCCTGCTTCGGTTCAGGTTTGGAATGCAGATATTGACTATTGCGATTACAATTACCCCACCTTCTCCGACTTCACACAAGCGGTTAAGGAGTATATTAAAACTTTGGAAGGATGAAAGAGAAAGTATATGCAGTAACAGGTGAGCATCACGGCTCAATAGTTTACGCAAGAAGCGAAAAGCAAGCGAGGGATATTTTTCAAAAATGCTACAATGGCGAAAAGATTATAAAGGTTAAAAATATCTCAAGTTATAATTTGTCAAATTTATGATAACCTACCTCGCCTCCTTCGCCTTCACCTCCGATAATGGTAGCCATTATTCAGAAGGTCAACAAATCACACAGGCAGAATATGAAAACCTGCCGAAATATGAACAGGAATTTTTTACAAGTAAATTAAATAATTAAGAAAATGAAAACCCTATACGAAAGATTAAAGCCTGAGCATAAGGCGAAATTGGATAATGCTTCAAAAGTATATCCAAATGCAGTCAAATTAGCATTAAAGGAATTGACTTCTGAGCACTCAATTTTAGATTTGCGGTTCGGTACTGTTCAAGTAATTACTATGTATCTTGACCTTAAGAGTGCTGATATTTCTGAAATATTAAACTTATTCGAAGAACCATGAAAACCCTATCAATCCAAACCACTACCTACCCAGATGGAACTGTCCGTACATGGGAAGGATGCAGAATGCCAGAGCATAAATATTATGCTATGGATTCAGAATTATTCAATCGCTGGAATGTTTACATCCATAACCAGTTATTAAAGTGCCGGATGTGGAATAATATCATCGGCAAGATCAAATTAACCAATACGGTTAAACCTGGCGGAGTGGCTTACATTGATGGTCAGGAATCGGCTTTAAGAATGGCGAAGGAGATACTATCATGATGCACTTCCACGAAGACCCAAAATCAGAATCCAACCGCACCTTCTGGCTCATTATGCTTGCCTGCATTATTATTGTTACGGTATTCCTTTGCGAGATATTTGTCAGGTTTTATTTGCAGGTGTCGTGAATGTTTAGTAAATTGCATTATAAGTTAGTCATGTGCGTGACATCAAGTAACTTAAAGAAATTGCCCCGAGCTGGGTGCGCACACATTTGGCGGAGGGCTCAATAATTATCATGGCGAAAAAAGCCGAACAAACTACCGAAATCGCAGTAGTTGAAAACACAAAACTTACAGAACTGGCTCAAAAGTCAGGCATTGAATTAACCAAAGCCGAGGCTCATGTTTCCGCTTTTCATCCTGCATTTGCTGAACTATCTGAACTTAGCAGACCGCTTGCAACATTGGATAAAGAAAATCCAACTGCCGATCATGCAAGAATTGCCCGTGAAAACCGTTTAAAGATTGTAAAGATTCGTACAGGGTCTGAATCAATTAAGGATGAGCGTAAAAAGGTTTTATTAGCCGAGGGCAATTTAATCCAGTCTGCTTTTAACCTTGTAAAAGATGCTTGTATTCTTACTGAATCTGAGTATGAAGAAGTCGAAAAACATCAGGAACGAGTAGAAGCTCAAAAACGTGCTGAATTAAAATCCGCTCGTATTGCTTTGCTTGCCCCATTCGAAACCGATACTGAATTTCTGCCATTGGATATAATGGATGAAGAAAAGTTTCAGGCATTACTTTCACGTGAAAAAGAATCATTCGAGGCGGTAAAGGCTAAACGGGAACAGGATGAATTGGCACGTATTGAGGCTGAACGTAAAGCAGAGGAAGCAAGATTAGCAGAGATTGAAGCGGAAAAGCAAAGGCAGATTGAAAGGGATGCAGAAAATGAGCGTTTAAAAAAAGAGGCTGAAATCAGAGAGGCTGAACTTGCAAAAGAACGTGCCGAAGCTGCTAAGATTGCAGAAGCAAAACAAGCCGAAATCGACAAAGCAAACGCCGAAGCTGACAGGATTCGTAAAGAACTCGAAGCTAAACAACTTGCAGAGGAAAATGAACGCCTTGCTAAAATTGCAGAACAAGAAGAAAAAGAAGCCGCTGCAAAGGCTTTATTGAAAGCACCCGATCAGGAAAAAGTTAAAGCGTTTTTTGTTCAATTCACGGCTTTACAGTTCCCTGAATTGCAGTCTGAGGCAGGTAAGGCAATGGCAGTTAGAGTTAATGAAGCGCTTGCAATAGTTAAGCAAGTTATTATTCAGGATAGTAAAACTTTATTGTAATGGGAGATATTCAACTACATGGGAATAACTTTCCTGCAATACAGGAGTTATATTCTAATACCGATTTAGCGGTTCAGCAAGAAGCCCTTAATCATTATTTAAATCAGCAACCCCCGGCGAATTGGGTTAAGGTTCACCCGTTCATTAAAAACTACAAATACCTTCCGATTGACAAAGTAGAATTTCTGTTAAGGAAATTCTACAAATCATATAAAATCGAGGTATTAAAAACCGGGTTGCTTTTAAATTGTATCGAGGTTACTGTACGGGTTAATTATTTAGATCCGATTACCGGAGAATGGATGTTTCATGATGGGGTTGGAGCAGAGGAATTGCAAACGCAAAAGGACACCGGAACTCTTAAAATAGATATGAGCAACTTGAATAAAGGCGCTATTAAAATGGCTCTACCTATTGCAAAAACAATTGCAATAAAGGATGCTTGCGACCATTTCGGTGAAATATTCGGGGCTTCATTGAATAGAAAAGATATTATTCAATTTAATGTAGATTCCAAATTAACCGACCTCGCCAAAACAAAAGAGGAGCAAAGGATGGAAAAACTTATTCAAAAAGCGAATGACCGTGAAACGCTCGAAGGTCTGAAAGCTCATTTAACTGAAAAATTACAAACTCAATTTGATACGAAATGGAACGAACTGAAATAGCTAAAGCATTTAAAATACGATCTTCTGGAACTTCAAATATTATGGGGGTTAAGGGGCTTGGTAAAACAGGGCAGTCTTATATTGAACAATGGGTAAAAGAATACCTATACAAGCGCAGGCCTGAAATAAAAAGCAAGTATTTGACTAAGGGGAATGTTCAGGAGGAAGAGGGGTTTACCCTAATGGCTACTGAATTGAATCTTGGTATGGTATATAAAAATACTGAACTTTTTGAAAATGACTATATGAAGGGCACCCCAGACCTAATAGTGAACGGTGTTGTTTATGACAATAAATGTTCCTGGTCTTTAGATACTTTCCCAATGTTTGAAAAGGAAGTGCCAAATAAAGACTATTGGTGGCAGCTTCAATCTTACATGGAATTAACCGGGTGTGATAAATCGGTATTGGTTTATACCCTTATTGATGCAGATGAATTTGAAATTGAGAGGCAGGTAAAATGGGAATCAAATCCTGAAAAAATATACAAGGTTATCAATGAAATGGTTTATACAAAAGATTATTTCAATAATCTTGTAGATCGTTTTTGTCCTACTGCTATTTCGGATTACTTCATTGAAATTCCAGAGGATAAGCGCATAAAAACGTTTGAAATTGAAAAAGATAAAAAGTCAATCATGGAAATTGAGTACAGGGTTGACGAATGCAGGACTTTTATACACAATTTAACCACTTAATAAATCATGGGAAATATCTCAACAAAAGTAAATCTTGGAGCGTTAAAAAACGCTGCCATTATTATGTCAGGCAAAAATAAAGACGTTGAATGCCTGCTAATTCCAATCGCTCAGAATCATTTATATAAAAATGATAAAGGAGTTGTAAGTCTTGAATTGATAGGCTTTGAAATCGCTCCAGAAAAGCGCAAGGCAGATAGCAAGGACACGCACTTAGTTAAACAGTCGTTATCTAAGGAGATTTTGGAAAAACTATCAGATGAAGAAAAGAAAGCATTTCCAATTTTAGGGAATCATGTTAATTGGGATGAATCAGGAGGCGGTGGCAATAATGCAAGTGCGCCTGTTGTTGCTGCATCGGAGGACGACCTGCCTTTTTAGTATTCACCACACCCGGCTAACTACCGGGTTAAAACTTGACTAAATGGAAGTATTGCCACTAAACATAAACGGCAGGGGTAAACGCTACGGGAACAGACATCCTAAAAAAGTAATTGGGTTAGCTTTGGAATTTACATTAGGCAATAATTTAAGTCCTGTAGAATCCGCAAGATTGCTAAATTTACCTTTGCCAACCGTAGCTGAATGGATGACTAAATACTGGTTTTACCGCAAAGTTGATGATCCGATAATTTTAGTATTAGAATCTGGAGTATGAATCCACACCTCAGACAAAAAATCATCCTCTCCATAATCCTAAAACGCTCATTGAGAAAGTATAGGATTGAGGATATAATTGAAGCGATAAGCAACTATTATGGGTAAAATAGAAATCACAAACGAAGATAACATGGCTTTAATGGCTCGCTATCCTGATAAGTATTTTGATCTGGCAATAGTTGATCCTCCATACGGAATTGGTGCTGAAAACCACGCAGGTAAAAAAGAAAACGGGTGGAATCAATGGGAAGTAAAGGAATGGGATAACAAAACCCCTAATAAAGAATATTTTAAAGAATTATTTAGAGTTTCTAAAAATCAGATTATTTGGGGTGGAAATTATATGACTGAACATTTACCGCCATCTATGGGGTGGATAATTTGGGATAAAGGGCAAAGAGGTTTTAGTTTGGCTGATGGAGAAATGGCGTGGACTTCATTTAATAAAGCGATGCGTATTTTTGAATTTAGCAGAGCAGCTTGTATTAAAAGTAATAATACAGCTTTAGAGAAATTCCACCCGACCGCTAAACCTTACGAGCTTTATAAATATTGTCTTGATAAATACGCTAAACAAGGCGATAAAATCCTCGACACTCATTTAGGCTCAGGAAGTATAGCAATAGCCTGCCATGATTACGGATTCGATTTAACTGCTTGTGAACTTGACAAAGACTATTTCGATGCAGCTATGAAACGGTTAAGGCAACATCAGTCACAAACTAAACTATTCTAATGGCTAAAGTCAGGATAAAAACAGATGGGCACGGTTTCGCTCAGGAACTTGGTAAGATACAAACTTACAAGTCCAAACCTAAACCATACCGGGAACCTGATTGGTTACGAAAATACAGATTAGACCGGGAGCGGTGGTTCTGGAAAAAGTACCCAGAGCAAAGGGGGGGGGATTGATATAAACTGCTTGCAATTTTAGTAAATTAGCATATCTTACAATGGGAGATAATGAAGTGAGAAGCATTATCTTTGCATTAATCAGCAATCTATAAATTGCCTCGGCTAAACTTCTCACAGCCGGGGCTTTTTTATTTTATGCAAATTAAACTTAGACCATACCAATCAGAAGCTATTGAACTATTAAGGCGAGGTTTTCGAGAACGACACCAAAGGCAAGTTCTTTGCCTACCAACCGGAGCAGGTAAAACCGTTGTGTTCTCTGAAATGGTTAGAGCAGCGGCAGAACGCGGAACAGTTACAATAGTGCTAACAGACAGAACGGAACTATTTAAGCAGACAATTGCTTCGCTTGGACGCGTTGGGGTTGCAGTAGAGGAAATAAGACCCGGAAAAACTAACATTTATCATCAGGCTACCATTTACCTCGGAATGGTCGAAACATTGAAGCGAAGAAAGCATTTACTAATCAGGCCAGACTTGATTATACTCGATGAAGCGCATAAAGGAAATTTTACCTTAATACTTGATCTTTTCCCAGATGCTAAAATAATCGGAGCAACCGCTACGCCTGAAGGAAAGCACTTCTATAAATACTATTCAAATATTGTTCAGAATATAGATATACCCGAACTGATTGATCTTGGTTATTTATCTCCATGCAAGGCGTATCAAATGCAGGATGATTTTTCAGACTTAGAAACTAAGGCCGGAGAGTACACCGATCAATCTTTATTGAATCACTTTGATAAACCTAAGCTTTACAGCGGAGTAATTGACGAATGGCAGAAATTAACACCAAATACTAAAACAATATGTTTTAATGTGAATATTCAGCACACAATAAAAATGCACTCTGCTTTCATTGAATCAGGGATCAGCAGCGAATTTATCACATCCAAAACGCCAAAAGAAGAGCGCAACCGTATATTAAAAGCATTCACGGCCGGAGCATTTCACGTACTGAACAATTGCGGAATCCTTACAACCGGATATGACGAGCCTTCAATTGAAACCGTAATCATGAATAGGGCTACAAAGTCACTTCCTTTATTCCTTCAATGTGCCGGGCGTGGCAGCCGGATTTATCCGGGTAAAACTCACTTTACTCTGCTTGACTTTGGAATGAATCATGATAGGCATGGACTATGGGATGAGCCTCGAAAATGGAAGCTAAAAAAACCAAAAGAAAAGTCGGAAGGAGTAGCAGCAGTTAAAACTTGCGGAAATAATGATTGTGGATGCTTGGTTCCAGTCAGTACGCGAATTTGTAAATATTGCGGATATGTCTTCCCGGTTAAGGAATCTGAAGAACAGACAGGCGTAATGGTTGAAGTTAAGGCAAAGCCGCCTTCTGGACTTATTGGAATGAGAATATCTGAACTTTCCATATTAGAATTACTTGAACTTGAAAAAAGCAAAGCCTATAAATCATCTTTTATTTGGCGCGTAATTCGGTCTATGGGTGAAGAAGCGATTGATAAATATGGTCAACTGAAAGGATATTCGCGCGGTTGGGCTTATCGTCAAAAACTTGACATAGAAAATTCAAAATATACCGATTACTTAATCAAATAACATGGAAATATCTCTATTCAAATCTCTTCCCGAAAAAGGAAAGCCGCATATTTCAGACGAAAAAATCACAATCTATGATTTTCTGAACTTGGTTAAATACGGAAAGTATAAATCACAAATTGAGCGAATCAGGACTGAAGAAGATAAAAATAAACGTGATGTTTTAAAAAAACAGTTGCCAGCGGTTACAATTTCAGGAACTTTTATTGAAAGAAAAGAGGATTTACTTATTAAACACTCAGGATTTATTCAGATTGACATTGATTATTATACTGACAAAACAGAATTACTAAATGATCCATATACATTTTCTTTGCTTAAATCTGCATCTGGTGGCGGACTTGCGATAATTGTCAAGATCAATCCTGAAAAACATAAAGAGTCTTTCAGGTGGCTTCAAAATTATTATTATCAATCATTTGGAATAAAGATTGACAGCGCACCGCAAAATGTAGCTTCATTAAGGTTCGTATCGTATGACCCTGAACTAACTATTAATGAAAAATCAAAAGTTGCTAAAACACTAACTGCACAGCCAAAACCGATTAAGTCATTGCCGATTGTTTTACCCGGCGATACAGTTGGAGAAATGATACGTGAATGTGTAAATTTAGGCCATAACCTTGCACCAGATTATGATTCTTACCTACGCTTAGGATTTGCTCTTGCAGATGGTTTTCATGAATCCGGACGTGGTTGGTTCCATTCTCTATGCTCTGTTTCAGAAAAATACGATAGCCGCCATGCAGATAAGCAATACGACCATTGTTTAAGAGCTCGAGGATCTCAAAAAGTTACAGTCGGTACGCTTTACTGGATGCTTAAACAAATTGGAATACACGCTCCAGAGGATAGTCGAAAGGCTGTACAGATAGCCGCGATGGGTAAAAGGTCTGGACGTAACCCTGAATCGGTTAAAAGGCAATTGACTGAAATAAATGGAATAAATCAAGAGGAAGCTGATAAATTAGTTGATGAGGTATTCAAACGTGACGACATATCAATCAAAACCGCTTCTGCAGATCCAGATCAGCTTATACAGGCATTAACAGAATGGATGAGCCAAAATCATCCGATGCGGATTAATTCAATTACAAAAATTATTGAGGAAAATGGAAATGATGTAAAACGTGCCAGAATTAATTCCATTTATTTACGTGCCAGAATGTTTTTTAACACTAAAGACATAACCAAAGACTTAGTTGAATCCTATATATTCAGCGATTTTATCCATGAATATAATCCAATAACTGAATTTATAGAAAGAAATTTACACCGGAGATCAGCCGGGAATATCTCTTCATTATGCAAATCTATCCGATCAAATACGGAAATGAAGGATGTATTTATTCGTAAATGGCTTATTTCTTTAATCGCTGCCTATAATGGATACCCTGTAAGGTCTGTTCTTTCTTTAGTTGGAGGGCAGAATAGCGGAAAGACTGAATGGTTTAGAAGATTATTGCCAAATGGACTGAAGAAGTACTATGCCGAATCAAAGCTGGATGCTGGCAAGGATGATGATATTTTGATGTGCCAAAAGCTGATTGTAATGGATGACGAAATGGGTGGCAAATCAAAGCAGGATGAGAAGCGATTTAAGGAACTTACCAGTAAATCGGTATTCAGCCTTCGCGCTCCATACGCGGCAAATAATGAAGATTTCAAACGCCTTGCGGTTCTTTGTGGTACTTCAAACGATCCTGAAATTATAAACGATCCTACCGGGAATACTCGAATATTACCTATTGAAGTATTGTCTATTGATCATGAATTATATAATTCAGTAGATAAGGATGAGTTATTTATGGAAGCTTACAGAGCATATGAATCAGGTGAAGAATGGCAGCTGACTAAGGATGAATTATCGACACTTAATCAGGTTGGGGAAGATTTTCAGTCTATTGCTTTTGAAAAGGAATTGATACTAAAATTCTTTGCTCCGGTTTCTAAAGGTGGTTATGCTGAATGGCTAACGGCTACTGAAATTAAAGATGTTTTAGAATCAAACACAAAACAAAAACTGCATTCAATGCGGAAATTAGGGATGGAACTTGTTAAAATTTTCGGAAAATCGAAGTCAAAATCAGTAAATGGGGTAATTCTTAATAGGTATGAAGTTATCCGATTAAGCGATCAAGTGTCTAATAATCAGGAAGTTGATTTTTAACCTTAATAGGTTAATAGGATTAATACGATTTTTGTATATAGATTATTTAAACACTAAAATGAAACGTGAATCAATAAATGATAAATACATTGTGTTATATAATATTAAATATTATCCTATTAAGTTATTAAGTTATTAAGATATAGCCTTAACGATATTTTAAACAAAGATTTTTTACCTTAATAGGATAGATTAAGTACTTAACCTAACCACTTAACCACTTAAACATGGAAAAACGAGAAAAATCAGAAATTAAAGCTCAGTCAGATTGCGTTACTAAAATTTGGAATGAACGACCAGAATTAAGAGGTCGGATATTTGCAGTAAACAATAACAGCGAAAATGAAATCAAGGGGGCAATGAATCGGGCTATGGGAGTATTGCCTGGAGTAAGTGACACGGTATTTATCGGATCTTACGGACGTTCGATTTATATTGAATGGAAAACAGAAACCGGATCGCAAAGTAAGGCTCAAAAAGAATGGCAGGAACTTATTGAATCTTTGGGGCATATTTACTATATTGTAAGATCAGAGGGAGAATTTATATCAATAATTAATCGTTATGAATAAAGACACCGACTTAGTTAAATGCTGGTCAATTTTAGATCAATTGCAACCATCCGAAATCCTCGAACTGAAACGGATTCCAGAGGACAGACGAACGGTATTTTTAGCCTGCTCCAAACAGTATCAGGACACTCACCACAACATAACATTCAATAATTCGTACACTAAGATTAGGAAAGATGAAACTGAAAGTCCATTTATCATTTGCAGGAGAAAGACCGAAAGATGAACCATTTATAACAGTTATACCAAGTATTTACGATTAATGCACACCTACCAAACACCAAAAGGAACGGTAACAGAAATGACTTGGGAGGAATATCAGGAAAAAAAGAAAAGCAAATGAAAGATTTAAGAGGATTAAAAAAGGCATTAAAGGCAATATTTGGATTAAAGCATATTATACTTTTACGTGTAAATAAAGAGCCTTCATCAAATGGTAGGTATATTGCCTATACAATTACTTTTGAAACAAGGTATAATAAACCATGAAAAATCCAAAGCTAAAGAACTTCACCCTAAAAGGAGATATGAAATAAAGTTGTAAATCATATAAAAAGCGAAGAATGATACCCACACACACCGAACAAATAGAATGCCCCGAATGTGGCAGTCTACAAAATGCAACAGTTGAACATACTCAACCGTTCTGGACTTATATTCATGAATGCAATTGTGGTCACACAATTATGGAATCAGAATGGAATGTTGTAACTTAATTTGATTATTGAAAAGTTTTGTATATTTGATAGCATGACAAAATCCTCGATACTTACTGAGATATACCAATCGAAAGAAGTCGAGGCAATAATACGCTCAATTAAACCAAAGGATTTACAGGATGACATTAAGCAGCATTGTTTTTTGGAATTGTTTGAAAAGCCTGAAGAGTTTATTTTAGATTTGTATAACCGAGGAAAGCTAAAGAACTACATCATTAAGATTCTTTACAATACTTCAAGATGGTCATGTACTAATCTTCATAAGCAGTTAGGAAAGGAAATACCAACTGAAGAATTTACAGACTCTGAGTGCGAAATTTACGAAGAGATAAATATTGAGCCTGTACTAAAATCTGTTTATTGGTACAAATCAGAACTAATTAGATTGTATGCCGAACATGGGACTTTTCAGAAAGTAAGCGACTTGACCAAAATACCTTTAAAATCAGTTTATACTACCATAGTTGAAGCACGTAAAGAAATCAAACAAAAGTATTATGAAAGCAGAAAGCATTAAATACCTGAAAGATAATATTTATCTTTGGGAAGCCCGAAAGCAAGGCGTATGTAAACACCTGAGCGAATCACAGGCAAAACGATTGAATGAGATTGCTGGAGAGATAAAACCAGGGACTAACTTTCAATTAAGAGATTGCCAAAGTTGTCACGATGCTATGGTTCTATTTGTGTATAAACATTATGAAGCAGGTTTGAAACGTAAAGCAAAGAAAGAATTGCCTGAATTTCCTAAAGGCAGAATAATTACCGAAGCTGGTGTAAAATTATAATTATGGCACGTTATAACAAAGGCGGAATGCACGGAGAAAGAATCTTTAAAACGCCAGAGGACTTAATGCAGGCTTTTGAAGAATATAAAGCCGACCTTAAAGAACAGGCTAAAGAATGGTTAAAGGTTCAGTATGTTGGCAAGGAAGGCGATAGGGTAACAGATGCTCAAAAAGTACCTATGACATTCGAGGGATTCAAAAGATATTGTCGTATTCACCATGGTGAAGTATTGCAATATTTTGTAAATCAGGACAATTGTTACCCAAACTTTATTACTATCTGTTTGCATATTAAGGAGGAAATACGTGAAAATCAGATCATTGGAGGGTTATTAGGATTTTACAACCCATCAATAACGCAACGATTAAACGGACTGACTGAAAAATCTGAGCAGACAGTTGAAGTAAAGACTTTTGATGTATCGTTAAAATTGTAATGCCAACCATAACCTATCAACGCCCCTTCATCTATCCGTATCAAAAAGCCATACTTGATAGCCTTGCAAGATACACGGTATGCGAAGCAGCCACAAAGGTAGGTAAGACTGCATCCCATATCATCTGGCTATTTGAACAGGCCTTACAATGTAAAGAAGGTCAGTCTGTTTGGTGGGTTGCTCCTTCAGTTACTCAGGCAAAGATAGCCTATGACCGAATGAAGCTTCAGATCACCAACAAAGATTTATTCAAGTCAAACGAAACCAATAGGACCATAACATTAATCACCGGGGGTAAACTCGAATTTAAGACCGCTGAGAATCCTGATGCTCTTTACGGTGATGATGTTTATGCAGCCGTATTTGATGAGTTTACAAGGGCAAGAGAGGAGGCGTGGTTTGCTTTGCGTTCAACACTTACAAGTACCGGAGCAAAGTGTAAATTTATCGGGAACGTAAAAGGCAAAAAGAATTGGGGTTATCGTTTGGGACAGAGAGCAAAGTCAGGTGAAGTAGGCTATGAGTATTTCAAGATCACGGCCTATGATGCGGCTGAATGTGGAATGCTCACAAAGGATGGAAGGTCATTCTTAGAGGAAATTGAAGAAGCTAAAAGGGATCTTCCCGAGAACGTATTTAGGGAATTGTACCTGGCCGAACCTTCAGAGGATGGAAGCAACCCATTTGGCTATGCTCAGATTCAACAATGTACGTATCCATTATCACAAGCTCCGGCAGTTTGCTATGGGATTGACCTTGCAAAGTCGTTTGACTATGCTGTTATTATTGGGCTTGACAGGAATCAGAATGTTTGCTATCTTGACAGATGGCAGAGCGATTGGAGAACAACAGTAAATAAAATACTTGCCTTACCCAATATTCCAATGGCAATAGATAGCACCGGAGTTGGCGATCCGATTGGGGAAGAAATCGCAAAGACCAGGGATGTGGAACTGTTTAAATTCAGTTCACAAAGCAAGCAGCAGATCATGGAGGGTTTAGCTTTGCAGATTCAGCAAAGGAAAATAACTTTCCCTGAAGGGTTCATAAAAGATGAATTGGAATACTTTGAATATGAGTACACAAGAACCGGGGTAAGGTATTCTGCTCCTGCAGGACTACATGATGATTGTGTTTGTGCTTTAGCTTTAGCAGTACATAAGTATAGGGAAGCAGGAGGTTTTGGAAACTACTCAATAATTTAAGAAAAAAATCTGCTATTTCGTACACTATCTTGTGTATGACAGTCGAACAATACCAACGGATATACGAAATAAGCGTAACCACTCCCGATACAATCGAGCGGGTGGCATGGATGATTTGTGAGGTTTTCGGTAAGACACCGTATGAAGTTGATGATATGTCGCAGATCAGGTTCCTAAAATATTCAGACCGATTATCTAAAGAAATTCAAACTAAGGACAAATGGTATAATTGGGTGAATTTAGAAACCGATGCCACAAAAATAACATTTGGACAGTTTATTGAAACATCATTTTGGCTAAAGGGTTCACAGACTGAGGTTATACATTTAGTTGCTGCATCCCTGCTTCGCAAATGGTCAGGGAATCATCACGATGCAACGGAATATGTTTTAGGTTTGCAGATTTGGCAAATACATGATCAAGTACAGGCGTATGTTGAAAGCCTGAATAAACTGATTAAAAGCTATTCGGGTTTGTTTGGGCTTGATGAGGAGGATGAAGATGAATCCGAAAAGCCGCATCCTTTCATTGAGCGTTACGGTTGGTTATATTCGGCTAAACAGGTAGCAGACTATGAGGGCATCCCATTGGATAAGGTTTATGATCTTCCGGTAATACAGGCATTGAATGATTTAAGCTATCTGAAAGCTAAACAGAATTTTGATAAATGGTTAAGTAAGCAGTAATGGCACGTAGTATCTCACAGGCTCAGTTACATTTTTTGGAGGGTAACGATATTGATTTAATGGGTGAAGAGCAAATCAAGCCTATTAAGCTAAACGATCTTGCGGACACGATGGCTTATTTAGCCGCTCTTTATACTCAAAAATTAGCCGAAAGCCTAAACAAAGCAGATGCGACAAGTTCAGGATTTTTAGCCGATTCGATTATCCCGCTTGATGTTAAGATTTTAGGTTCGGTTTATACAGTCGAAATACAGGCAGCAACCTATGCAAAGTTTATTGATGAAGGTGTTGATGGATGGGCAAAGGCAA